ATGTATGAATTAATTTTCTGTTATTGAATAATAATAAATCATTTTTATCCCATTTAATATCAACAATGTTTTGTGGTGTAAATACATATTTTGTCATTATTTCTCTGTATAAATCAAAGCTATCGTCACATGTTAATTTATCAAATTTATTAAATCTAAATGGTGATAACATTATAGCTTTTCTTCTTTTTTCTCGGTTTGAATATACAATCAATGGAGTTCTTGTTAAAGTTGTTGTACCCTTACTATCAAATTCGCTATTCAATACTCTATTTATACCTGTATAGTCAAAATAAGAATTCATCATATCATTTTTCGTATTAGTATAAATAACATTATATTTACTTAATTTTTTTTTCATATAAAATTCCATACTGTCATATGCGTCTTCCATACTTGCGAATAATGTATTTCCACCAGTTTTAGGAATTTTAACCATATAAATAGAAGCAACAACCGGAGGTAATTCTGTTCCGTGTCCAACTATATCTTGGTGCCATACAAGTGTATTTTTAAATGGATCACTATATTTCAATGTAACATCTTTAATACCGTGCATATCTTTAATATATGCTTCGCCTCTCAAAGATACTTGTGGCACTGAATCTATTTGCGAATATTTAAAAGGGTGTATAACTTTATCATTTGATTTGTCATCAAATGACTTACAAAAGTCATAAAATACATTTGGTTCTATATTTTGATTCTTAAATAATAGCATTGGTACTGAATTAAACAAGATTTTTAAATCATTTTTATCATTATCTGTTAATTTATTAATATTAATATCTTTAATTACAGCTAAATTTCTTTTAAATGTTGGAAATGATATATGATAACAATTAGAAAATTCCACTAAATAAGTAGAAATTATAAGTGTTTTAGCAATATTTATATAAATCTTCATTATAATTTATTATAATTAAATATTAATAATCAATTTTTAATAATAAATACCATCAGAAATAACTAACCCTTTACCAATTCCTAATTCAGGATAAATGTTGGTATTTTCGCTTGCAACGGCAAGAACATAATTTATAATTGATTTTGATAGTAATTTTGAAGAATGTTCTGGAATACAAGAAGGTATATTTGGAATGCAATATATATTAGCATTTTTATATTTTATTATAGGATTCTCTAATGTTGTAGCTTCTGATAATTCTGTTATACCGCCTTGATCAATTGCTATATCCATAATAATAGTTTCTATTGTAATTTCATCAAGAATATTTTTTGTTATTAGTTTATCTGATTTAAGACCTGTATTATAAATAGAGCCAATTATTATTCGTGAATTTTTTGTAAGGAATTCAACATTTTCATTATTATATTCATATATATTTACATTATATTTTTTCTTTAATTCTAGCAACTTATTAAAATTTTTATCTAATAAAGAAATATTAGTAAAACCTGAATTAATTGCGACAATCATCGCAGAAATTCCTGCATTTCCAGCCCCAAAAATTGATATTTGTATACTGTAATCATATATTTCATTATTAAATATAAATTTAATTGCTTCAAGCATTGATTTTTCCCCAGCTATTTTAGACATTTGCGATAATATAGGATAATGATAGTTTCCTATATTATCCGTTATAGTGATATTTTCATAAGCATAGCATTTAGCCCCACTATTAATCATTGCGTCAGTTAAATTTTTATTGCTTGCGAAATGAAAAAATGTTAAAATTTTATGAGTATTTTTAATAAATTTATATTCTTCTTCTTGGGGTTCCTTAACCTTTACTATAATATTAGATTTTTTATATAATTCTTCTATGGAATTACATATAATTGCCCCCGCTTTAATGTATTCTTCGTCATTAAATTGTGCTTCCTTCCCTGCGTTTGTTTGAACATATACGGTAAAATTATTATTTGTCAATAATAATACATCCTCGGGAATTATAGAAACACGTTTTTCGTTTAATTTAAGTTCTTTAGGTATTCCTATAATACTCTTCATTATTACTAAAATATAAAAATAAATAATTATTAGTTATTATTCGCACTAATATTAATTAATCTAAGTTTTCGGTAGGAGAAACATTTAATTTAATTTTTTCGATAGATTCTATTATAAATTGTTTATTTGCCCCTGAAAATGAAATTAGTTCATTATTATTTTTAAAAAATTTAAAATGTGGGATTGATTGAATATTGTATTTATCTGATATATCACATCCTTCTTCAATATCTACTTTTATAAATTTTATTTCTGTATTTTTTTCTGCTTGTTCGTTAATAAAAGGGGAAATATCTTTACAAGGATTACAAAATCCTGCTGAAAATATAACAACGACATATTGATTATCTTGAATTGTAGTATTAAAATCTTGTAAATTATTAATTAATATAACAGACATTCTTATCTATATAATTATAAATTATTTATTTATTGTAAATTATCGCATATATAAAAAATTGATTATATTTATATATTAAAATTATAATTGAAAATTAGGAAATGTCTAAAGTTGTTAATTTTGCAGAAGTTAAAACAGTTAATGAAAAATATAAAAAATATGAACTATTGGAGCATATTTTGGCATTACCAGATACATATATTGGCTCTATAGAACCACAAAAAATCAATAGTTATATTTATGATGGTACAAAAATGAATATGGAAGATTTGGTGTATATTCCAGGTCTTCTTAAAATTTTTGACGAAGTTATCGTAAATGCTATAGATCATTCTATGCGTCTTAAAGCAGAAGAACAAAAAGGCAAAGAAGATATTAAACATGTTAAAAATATCAAAGTTAATATTGATAAAATTACTGGTATGATAAGTGTATATAACGATGGCAATGGCATAGATATTAAAAAACATAGTGATTATGGAAATAAATGGGTTCCTGAATTAATATTTGGCGAATTATTGACATCTACAAATTATGACAAGGGTGAAGAGAAAATATGGGGAGGTAAAAATGGATATGGTAGTAAATTGGCAAATATATTTTCAACACAATTTACGATTGAAACCGTAGATCATTATAGTAAAAAAATTTACACTCAAACTTTTCGCAATAATATGACGCAAAGAGATGAACCTATTGTGAAAGCATATTCAAAATTACCATATACACAGATAACATTTATACCAGATTATAAAAAATTTGGTATTGATAACATCACCGACGATATATATAAATTATTTCATCGTCGGGTTATTGATGCATGTGCGACAACAAATAAAGATGTTGCTGTTACATTTAATGGAACAAAATTAACAATTAAAGATTTTGAGAAGTATTGTGATTTATTTTTAGATAAAAAAGAGCAACCAAATATATATGAATCTTGTGGGGAAAGGTGGGAAGTTGTCGCTTCTATATCTAAATCAGGAACATATGAACAGTTGTCTTTTGTAAATGGCATTAACACAATTAAAGGAGGGAAACATATTGAATATATCACAAATATGATTACTAAAAATCTGGTTGATATGACAATGTCTAAAAAAAAGAAAACAATAAAAACACAACATATCAAAGATAATTTATTTGTATTTGTAAAAGCATTAATTGTTAATCCTAGTTTTGATTCGCAAAGTAAAGAGACATTAACAACTCCTGTCGCTAAATTTGGATCAAAATGTGATTTAAGTGATAAATTTTACGAGAAATTGTATAAATCGGGAATAATTGACAAGGCACTGAGCATTACAGAATTTTATGATAAAAAGAAACTTGTTAAAACCGATGGTAAAAAATTATCAAGAATCATAGTTCCGAAACTCGATGATGCTAATTTAGCTGGTACAAAACAAAGTCAAGAATGTACTTTGATATTGACAGAAGGAGATTCTGCTAAAACTATGGCGATAGCTGGATTGAGTGTTATTGGTCGCGATAGATACGGTGTATTTCCACTTAGAGGTAAAATACTAAACGTAAAAGATGCTACATTGCAAAAAATATCTGATAATAATGAAATAACCGCTATTAAAAAAATCCTTGGATTAGAGCAAAATAAAAAATATACAGATATTTCTCAATTAAGGTATGGTTCAATTATGATTATGACAGATCAGGATCATGACGGGAGTCATATTAAAGGACTTGTATTTAATATATTTCAAAGTATGTGGCATGAATTATATGAAGTACCTGGTTTCTTAACATCTATGCTTACACCAATTATCAAAGCAACAAATAATAAAAAAGATGTAATTGAATTTTATAATATGTCTGATTATGAAAAATGGTCTGAAACAGATATAGCAAAGAATGGAAATTGGAGAATCAAATATTATAAAGGATTAGGGACGTCAAGTGATCAAGAGGCAAAAGAATATTTTAAACAAATGAACAAAGTAACATATGTCTATGACGAGCAAGCAGACGAAGTTATTGATTTGGCATTTAATAAAAAACGCGCGGATGATAGAAAGTTATGGTTACAAAGTTATAATAAAGATAGAGTATTGGATTATTCGAAGAAATTTATTAATTATAAATCTTTTGTAGATGATGATTTGATACACTTTTCTAATCGCGATTTACAAAGATCTATTAATCATATATGTGATGGTCTTAAAGAAAGTACGCGTAAAATTTTATACGCTTGTTTTAAAAGAAGATTATATACAAATGAAATAAAAGTAGCTCAATTGTCAGGATATGTAAGCGAGGTTTCGGCATATCATCATGGTGAAAATTCATTACAACAGGCTATTGTAGGAATGGCGCAAATATATGTTGGAACTAATAACATTAATTTACTAAATCCTAATGGTCAGTTTGGTAGTAGATGCCAAGGGGGACAAGACGCATCATCTGCGAGATACATTTTTACAGTATTATCAAAATTAACTAAATTAATTTTCAAAGAAGAAGATAATATAATTTTAAATTATCAAGATGATGACGGGCAACAAATAGAACCAGAATATTATATTCCTATTATCCCTATGATATTGGTAAATGGTGGAATCGGTATTGGAACTGGATATTCTACAAATATTCCTCAATTTAATCCAAGTGATATTATTAATATTTGTAAATTAATATGTGAAATAATTAAAAAGTCTAAAATAGATGTTAAAAATGAAGATGATTTAGAAATGATATATAGTGTTCTAGATGTTTTAGAAATAGATAATATAACACCTTATTATTTGGGATTTAAGGGAACTATTGAAAAAGCTGAGAAAAATTCATATGTTAGCAAAGGTATTTATAAATGGATTGACAATGAAACTTTAGAAATTACAGAATTGCCAATTGGGACATGGACAGAAGATTATAAAGAATTCTTAGAAAATATGATAACATCTGGTTTAAATAATTTAAAATATATAGAAAATCATTATACATCAAAAAATGTTAGATTTATATTACATTTTAATACAAGTGTTAAAGATAAAATAAGTGATAAAGTTGAAGCTTTATTTAAACTTCAATCAAGTAAAAATTTAAGTATTAATAATATGCATTTATTTAATAATGAAGGATCTATACAAAAATATGAAAGTACAACAGAAATAATTAAAGAATGGGCTGAAACACGTATTCTAAAATATTATGAAAGAAAAATGTATCAAATTAAAAACTTGGAAAAAGAAGCCAAAGTTATTAGTAATAAAATGAGATTTATATTAGATGTAATTGCAGGTAAAATTCAAATAATGAACAAAAAACTAGTAGATATTATGGCGCGGCTCGTTGAATTAAAATATCCCCCGATTGATACTGAAAAAAATGAAAAAGATAAAGAAGATGAATATGACGACGAATACAGTGAAAATAAAAAAGTAGCACATTATAACTATCTTCTCAAAATGCCTATTTCACAACTTACATATGATAGAAAAATTATTTTAGAAAAAGAGCACAAAGAGTTGGAAGATAAATTAAATGCTCTAAAAGATACAAATATTGAAGATATTTGGATGAGTGATCTTGTAGAATTAGAAAAAGCTTGGGAATTACATAGAAATAATATTATAATCGAGTATGATAATGATTTAAAAGGTATCGTAGAATCTAACGCCATTAAGAAAAAGAAGAAGTAATAAAAAGTATGATTAATATATTTATTTAGTTTATTTTTAGAATTATAAAAAAGAGTACATAATTAATTTTTTTATAACTTTTAATAATTTTTATTATTATCAATACATTTAAACAATTATGTACTCTTTTTTATATTGGCGGTAATTCAATATCGTTTTCTACACATATATTATAAATTGTAAGATAATCACAATGATTATCATTTTCAATTAAATGTGCTAAACATTTTCTCACATCTATATTAATATCAATTGTATTAATATATTCTATAAGTTCTTTTGATTCATTGCTAGTTAATGTTGTAGAGTTTAATTTAGCTGTTATTTCATCCATAGTTATATATATTTATAACTTTATTTAATCAATTTTTAATATCTAAAAAAATATATAAGGAATAGACGTTATTAATAAATAAAAAAGAATGTTCTAAGAATATTTAAAGTATATTTATTATTTTTCTAATAAATATAGCCTTTATGGCGTTTTTGTCATCGTGCCCGAGTGGTCTAAGGGGACAGACTTAAGATCTGTTGTGCTTAAGCACGCGTGGGTTCGAACCCCACCGATGACATAATGTTTTACATTGCTATATTTATATTTTACTTAAAAAATAAGTAATATAATCGTGAATACCATATATTATAATATTATTATTATTTATATGATAATACCATTTGAATGGAATAATTAATAATTTATTATTTAATCTAATTAATGAAGGTTCGGCGTTTTCATTGGGAAAATTATTTGTAGTACTGCATTTTGGATTACATAATAATATTTCTGTATTATCATTTGAATATATTAATAAATATTTATAGTTATTATGATTCCAATTTTTTGTATAAGTTATGTTCTCATAAATTAAATTATACGAGAACCAGTCATTAATAATTTTTTTAATATCTATATTGTCATCTATGATAATAGGTTGTTTTTTGAATAACAAATCAAACGTAAAATGCGCTGTATTTGTTTGATATATAGAAACTTCCTTATTGAATATATAATATAATGAAGCATAAATTAAAAATAATATTAATAATAAAATATAGAAAAACATATTTATTATATTAATATAATAATATTTTTAGATATTGAACATACAAAATAATATATATTAAATAATTAAGAATATTAATTTATATAATATGAAAAATAAAAAATTGAAAAATTTAAGGAAAGAAATTAAAGGAGGAGGAATTGATGAAATTTATTTTTTAAAAAAAAATAATAATAATGATTATAAATTTTCTGCTTGGAAAAGTGCTTATAATGAAACAGAATTATTAGAATTAGACGAATCAAACTTAAATAAAATAAAAGAGTTTGCGACACCTACTTTGTTTACTATAAATAATAAAAGTATAAATATCATAAAATATGATGATTATGTAGATAATTTAAATTTTATTGTTGAAGAATTAAAAAGAAAAAACTACATATATAAACCAATAAATAGTTTAATAAAAAAATCAAAAAATATTATAATAAAAAATATTGATGATATTTTATATGTTATACCATATAAAGAAAAAAAAGAACAAGGCGACGAAATAGATGAATATGAAGAACAATACGTCGAAATAGATGATGGTTTGGAAGAACAAGGCAATAGAGTAGATGATGGTGAAGAACAAGGCAATAGAGTAGATGATGGTGAAGAACAAGGCAATAGAGTAGATGATGGTGAAGAACAAGGTAATAGAGTAGATGATGGTGAAGAACAAGGTAATAGAGTAGATGATGGTGAAGAAAATAAATTGCGTGAAAAATACGATTATATGCTATCAAGTATGAGTAATAAATATAGTGATAATAAATATTATTTGAAGGTTGATGATGACTATTATGTTACAAGCAATATTAAGATAAAAGATAGATTTACGACAATATATAAAAAAGAAAATTTAAGTAAAGATGATAAAAATATAGATAATAAAAATAATGAATTAATTAATTTAAAAAAAAAGTTAAAACAGTTTAATAAAGTAAATATTAATGATATTAACATAAAATCAAGTCAAAATAAAGAATTTAGTATTAATGATATAGAAATTAATGATTTAGGCAATCTATTCTTAATAGGAAAAGAATATAGGAATATAATTCCATATATTGCTAAATTATACGAAGGAGATAATAACATATTTTTAAAATATAAATATGATTTGAGAATGAAAGATGATATTAATAAATTAAAAGGAACGGACGTCGAAAAATATAAAATTATATACGAACGTTATAATAATTATAGTAAAAATTTGGATGAAAGTTTAAAAAAAATCAAAGAAACTTTGAGCGAAAAGAGTGAAATTAATAAAAAAAGAAAACAAGAAAAGGAAGAAGAAGATTTAAAAAATTTGGGTAATTTAACACTAAATTTTTCATCTTTTGCTACTGATTTATCAATAAATTTTACAGAATATATATCAAATACTATATTATCATCTATAAAAACTATGTTTGCGACAAGATGGAACGATGTAATAACCGGATTTATAATAATAATAATTATAATTACTTTGATATTTACAGCTACATCTAAAAATAAAAATAAAAATAATAATAAGGCTGATTATAATCCTCAAAATAATGTTAATAATGTTAAAGATACGCGCGATGAAGGTGACGGAGATATTTTTACAATGTTGCGCAATATTCCAAACAGTTTAAATAACTCTGTGAATAGTATTACAGATACATATAAATTAATATTTGATATATTTGCTCAAGGAGAAAGATTATCTGAAGATTTAGCTAGTGTCATGACACCGCAATTAAGTAATACAGTAAGTAGGGAAATATATGATAATGATGGGAGAAGTGATAATATATATTATTATATTAATGGTGTTAAAAGCCATTCTACATTTCAACCAAAGAATTTAAATTTTAAAAATAATAAAAATGAATATATAGTTAATTATAAAACAGAAAATATTAACAATTCAGATAAATTTATTATAAATTGTGATAATATCACTGATAATAAAATTTTCAATAAAAATTGTGAAATAAAAATTTACGAAAATGATAGTCAAAACGAAACAATTTATACCGACTATGATAAAATTAAAATTAAAGAATAAACTAAATTATCTATTATATTTTTAAGTAAGATATATTTAATTAATATGACAGACGTCAATTCTTATAATAGCGATAAACATGAATATATAGATGAAGATAAAAAATTATTTACACATAAAATAGATATAGATATTGACACTTCTAATTTTTATAACTTAGATTTTTCTGATAAAAAAAAATTAAAATATAAAAATGATTATTATAAGTCGTTCCCCTTAAAAGGGACATGTTATAATATGGGTGTTGAAGATTGGACTGATTGGTTTACAATTCCATATTATTATATTAATAATAATTATCAACAAGGAAGTAAACCTAACGAATTAAAAGGGTCATTTACTGTCACACAGTGTTATAAAAAATGTGTTAATAATTTTGTTATAAATAAAGATAATATATCTTTATGTGAAGACATTAAAACATTTAACAAAGGAAAATATAAAGATTTCATCCCATACGACCCATTTGCTATCATATGTATAATATGTTCCAAAATAGATTTAGATACTATAGATTCCTCATTTTTAAAAAATTTTGACGAACACATATTTAATAATAGATTAAAAATTAAAGATAAAAACAATATAGAATTAGATAATTATATAGAAACTTCAATTAATAATTACGATGAGATGTTATGGAAAAAAAAAGAAGAACATATAAAAAACCAAATAAATGAAGCATATAATATTTTAAACACCTATATAAATAATATTATTTTTGAAAACGGTAAAAAAAATGTTGATACTATTATTTTGAATAACATAATAAAGTTTTATGAACTATTTGACAATAACGATCAATATTATAAAAATATATATTTAAAAAAAATTGGCGAAATTGATGAAAATATTAAAGAATACAATATACCAAAAGTAGTTGTACCTCATTATAGGTATGCTTATTATTTAATGTTAAACTACAAAAAAATAAATGAAAATGTTTCATTGGGAAAAAATATAGAATATATTAAAAACCTATTAACAAATTGTATTAATTTATGTTTTTCAAATAAATATATTTTTTGCCAGAGATTAATTGATAGTAGTATAATAAGCAGAGATGTATATAAAATATGTGATATTTGCACTAATGGTGTAGTTCTTCCTATAGAACCTGTGGAATTGAAAAATTATGAAGATGAAAATATAATTAGTGAATATAATATAAATGATATTAAAATTGAAAAAGAAAATATAAATATTTTCGGAGAATATAAAAATGTTAATGAACATTTTCAATCATTAATAATTTTAGTCCCTTCGCTATTAGTTTTATTTGTTATACCATTTTTATTTTATTATTTAATGCTTTACTATGATAAGTTAACAGATATAATAAAATTTGTTAATTTCATTATAATTACATCTTCAATATTATTTGGAATATATATACCATTTTGGTTGGCAATACTTATTATATTTATAGCAGGTAAATTAATAATTTACCCATTTTATGTTATTATTCTTAAAATACCAATTATTATATCTATAATTGCTATAGGTTTAATTATATCATTTTTTGATACAACTGGTATATTTAATAAAATTGGAAAAATAATGTATGGGTACTCGGCAACATTTTTATTACAATTATTAAAATTATTTATTAATTTTCTAAATGAAATTCTTAAACCTCGATATATAATACTTGTATTCTATGTAATATACAGTATAATATATTACATAAAAGATGAAATATTAATATATAGCGATCCTAATTTAGATATCAGCGATTTTATGTTAGTTCTTCAAATATATAAAGAAAAATATATATATAACTATTTAAAAAATAATATTAATGAATATAATGAGTTTTTAAATTCATTATAATAAAGTTAATTAATATCCACATAATTATAGTAACAATCTACGTAATTATTTTCTGCGTCTTCCTTACTCATACCTTTGATGCTATTCCATGCGTCCCATTTTGAACAATCCTTAATATATACACTCCAAGGTCTATTAGTGTTACAATCACCCAATGTCGCCTGTTTATAATATTTATAAAATTCTAATTTAACACTATCTGTTAAATTATAATCATCTAAACTTAATTCTTCTAAAATTTTTAATAATTCGTGAAAAGGTAATCTCTGTTTTGTAGCCATATTTATTTAATTTATAATAATAAAGCTTTATATAATTATTTAAGACTTATATATATATATATATATGATTATAAAATGATTATAGATGAATATTTAGAATATTCTAAGACTTATAAAGAAAAATACGGAGATAACTGTATAGTGTTTATGCAGGTAGGCTCTTTTTTTGAAATTTATACAATTACAGATAATATAATTGATAATGATTTATTTAAAATTGCGGATTTATGTGGAATACAAACATCGCGAAAAAATAAAATGATTACTGAAGTATCAATGGCAAATCCAATTATGGCAGGATTCCCAATACATTCTATTTCAAAATTTACTCAAATTTTATTAAATGAAAATTATACAATTGTGCTTGTTGAACAAATAACGGAACCACCAAATCCTAAAAGGGCAGTAACAGAGATTTTATCACCTGGATTAAATATAAATATATTAAGCAACAAAAGTAATTATATGATGGTTATAATGTATGAAATTATAAACGGTTATATAATAGCGGGAATAAGTGGTATAGATTTATCTACAGGGAAAACGTTTGTTTATGAAGCGGGATCTACTAAAAATGATCCTGAATTTGCTTGTGACGAAGTATTCCGTTTTATAAGTACTTATAATCCAATAGAATTAATTATTTTAAGCTATACATTAAATGATGAATATAAAAAGAAGATTTTGAACAGTTTAAATGTCAATAAAATATTAGTTCATTATAAATGGGATAATTGTGAATATATTTCTTTTTTCAATAGCATAATTAATCAAAAAGAGATATTAAATAAAGCCTTTTTTCTTAAAAAAGGGTTGATATCAATAATTGAAATATTAAACTTAGAAAAATTTACTATTGCAAGAACAGCATTTTGTTGCCTTCTACAATTTGCTTACGAACATAATAGTGATATAATTAAAGATTTGCAAGAACCTGAAATATTTGAAAACAATAATAATTTGGTGATAGAGTATAATTCTGCTTTACAATTAAATATATTAAAAATTAATAATGAAGACAAACCATTAATTGAAATATTAAATAAATGTGTTACAGCTTTTGGTTCAAGGGCATTTAAAGAAAAATTATTATTACCAATGACAAACATTGATAAAATAAGAGAATCGTATGAAGATATAGATATTATGTTAAATGAAAAACTTTTTATAAAAATAAGAAAATACCTATCAAATATAATTGATTTAGAACGTATTAAAAGAAAAATGATTTTAAATAAAATAGCACCACAAGATTGGGTTAAATTCAATGATGCGATTGACGCTTCTATTAAAGTTTACGATAATGTTAATATGAATTATATAAATATTTCTAAGACAGATATAATTGATATTAAAAACTCTTATATAAATATTATTGATTTGGATAAATCATCATTATATAATCTTTGCGATAAAAACAATATGGGTAATATTTTTAAGAAGGGTATTTATAAAGAATTGGATGATTTGGTAAATAAAACAGAAGAATCATATAAAAATATTGAAAAAATAGCAAAAACTATCATTGAAATAGGAAATAACGATACAACCTTATGCAAAATAGATAATAATGATAGAGAAGGTTATTTTATTTTAATAACAAAAAAGAGATATGAAACAGCATTAAAATATAATAAAACATTTATGAAAGGTTTCACAGCCAAAACACTAGCTACTTCGCAAAATTATAAATTAACTAATGATTATATTATAAATGAATCTAATAATATAATTTCATTAAATGATGAGATATCAAATATTGTTTTAAAAAAATATAATATATTTGTAAATAATTTTTTAAATAATAATAATGATAAAATAGATAATTTAGTAAAATATCTTACGAGAATAGATATTTCTTCATGTTGTGCTATGAATGCTTACGAATATCGATATACTAGACCTAATATAGATACAAAAAAAACAAATTCATCAGCATCATTTGCTATTATAAAAAAAATGAGACATCCTATAATAGAAAGGATTAACGACGAAACCCATTATATTGGTAATGATATTGAATTATGTAAAGATGGTATATTATTATATGGTATTAATGCGTCTGGCAAATCTTCATACATGAAAGCAGTTGGGCTAAATATTATAATGGCACAAGCTGGAATGTATGTTTCAGCTGATGATATGACATATTATCCTTACAAAAGTATATTTACAAGAATATCAGGTTCAGATAATATTTATAAAGGGATGTCTAGTTTTACAGTAGAAATGACAGAATTAAGAAATATTCTTCAAAGATGTAATAAGTATAGTCTTATTATTGGTGATGAAATATGTTGTGGAACCGAATCTGTATCTGGAATATCAATTGTAGCAAGCGGTATAGATACATTAGTAAAAAAAGAAGCATCATTTATATTTGCTTCACATCTCCATGAATTGACAAATATAAACTGTATTAAAAAACATGTAGAAAATAAAAAATTATATATTAAACATATACATATTACTATAGAAAATAATAGAATTATATATGATAGAATAATTCAAGATGGGCAAGGATCAAAAATTTATGGCATTGAAGTATGTAATGCTCTTGATATGCCGATTGAATTTATGAAATTGGCTGAGAGTATTAGAAAAGAAGTTGAGAATATAAGCACCGATATATTAAAAAAAAAAAAATCTCGATATAATAAAAAAGTAATTATTGATAAATGTAAAATATGTAATAATAATGCTGAAGAAACACATCATATAATATATCAAGAAAATGCTGACGAAGATGGCTATATTAATAATTTTCATAAAAATAGTAAACATAATTTAGTTCCATTATGTAAAGATTGCCATAAAAAAGAACATAGTGGTAAAATTAAAATAAAAGGATATATAAATACAAGTGAAGGTATTGTTTTAGACTATATTATTAATTAAGGGTCTGTTAAAAAAAAATTTCTTACCCTTATTGTTTTAGGTCGTAGGCTATCATCTATATATGGATATATCTTCAAATAGTAATGGTGTTAAAAACATAATAATAAATTATACAAAGTTTTATACAAAATTTATAAATGATAAAAATATATACAAAAAAAGCTAATGATAGAAAAAGAGTATATTAGCTTTTATAAAGAATATAAAAAAATAGTAAAAAAAGTGTTTATGAATAATAACTTAAAGATAATTCCCTATTCAATAAATAATATAAGGGCATATTTCCATAAATATATTTCTTTAATATTAACAAACTTATGTATTTTTTATACATATTTTCATATAAAAAACATTGATACACTTAACATGTTGTATATAATAACATGTTAAAGTGTATACACAAAATAATATAGTTAAATATGTATTAACTAAAAAAGAGAGTACATAATTTTATTTTTCTATAATTTTTAAGAACTTTTATAAATTAAAAACTTTTATAAAATTATGTACTCAAAATTTAAGTAATAAGTTTCTTTGTATCGTGTTATGTTTTTGGTTTTTTTCCTTTGTATCTTTGGTTGCTTTAGGTTTTTTTGCTTCTTTAAATGCTTTTGTTGCTTTAGCTGATTCGGGATCTATTTTTTCCTTTGTATCTTTGGTTGCTTTAGGTTTTTTTGCTTCTTTAAATGCTTTAGTTGCTTTAGCTGATTCGGGATCTATTTTTTCCTTTGTATCTTTAGTTGCTTTAGCTTCTTTAGTTGCTTTAGCTTCTTTAGTTGCTTTAGCTACTTTGGTTGCTTTAGCTTCTTTAGTTGCTTTAGCTACTTTGGTTGCTTTAGCTTCTTTAGTTGCTTTAGCTACTTTGGTTGCTTTAGCTTCTTTAGTTGCTTTAGCTACTTTGGTTGCTTTAGCTTCTTTAG